TTCTTTGGTGTGTCGAGAAACGCTCTTTTAGTTATATAATCGGAAAAACGAAATGTGACGTGAAAGAAAAACGAAATGCGCAAATTTAACATTATGTTTTGATAATTCCGAAAAACGAAATGTGATTTTTGTTTTGCACACACTTTGTTTAAATGGCAATTGAGCAATATTTAAACGATTTTTAATCAATGTTTGATATGTGATATTATTTTATTGTATACCTTTATATTCAATATCAATCTATTAATTTTTTATGCAATGAAAAAAATTCTATTCTTCTTCTTGGCTATGATCGTTTTTTCAAGTTGCGACCCAAAAGATATCCCAGATGTTGATAACAAGGGCAAACTTGACCCGAATGCAATGATACTTCTTCGCCCGGCAAATGGAGTTCAGCTTCGTTCTACGATTTCAGGATTGACCGCCCTGCAGGTAGTGCAAAATGCAGTCAATATCAAGTGGACTTCGCATTACGCAGGAAATGCCTACTTTGAAACTCCGAAACACATTGCCCGCACTTTTATGGATTCGCAACGTGATTTTGAAACACCATCCCTTAAGATGCTTGGTATAGATGTTATCACTTCTGAAGGTGAATACTACAAAGACCTGACATATGCCACCGATGTAGTAATTACCGACGTTAATAATGACACAATCGCTTATGTGCCTAATGAGGTTATCAATAACGCCCGCCCATTGATAGAGGATGCGTTTAACAGTGAAAACTACACCGAATGTTATCAGTTATTTGACACCGCTTTCGTATTCCTGCCATATCCAAATCAATAGAATTTCAAAAAATATATAGAGAATCCCGTAACCGCCGTTGCGGGATTTTTTTAATAATTTCTCCCGGTAATTTGAAACGAGAAGTTTGCATCTGCTGCAGCACCACTTAAATTAGTAAAGTAAACTACGAAACTTGAGGTTCCCTTATAGGCCGTTGGTACATAAAACGCGCGTCCGCTCGTTTCAGGAGTTATTTGCACACTATAATCGGAATGTCCGACGCTATGATAAACCGTATATTGCCCTAAAGCATTTCTAACCGCCGTTGATGACGCATGCTTTTTTGCACCCCAAACTACATTAAAACCTCCATTCAACTCAACACTCCCAGAAAGCAGCACCCCTGGCATATTTGTTAATCCTTGTATATCCAATCCATTCGATTCGGAGTAGTGCATGTGGTTATTTGTATACCATGACATAAAGCCATCCAGTCCGAACTCGAATCGCTTGATGTTTTTAATAAAACTCCATGCAAGGGTTGACGTACCGGATATTCCGCCAGACTGATTTATGACATTCACGAATGTACGCCTTACCTGGATCGAGTAGTCTCCTATACCATAGATATCCTCGTGATTAATCGATATCGTATCGGACATTGTAGGTGAGTATGTGTCAAGAGATCCTCCGAGAGACCCGAGTAAAAAAGACTCAACTATATCGGCAGATTTTAACAGAAATACTTCTATCAACGCTATACCAGATGTGTATCCGTGTGGCGTGTCGAGTTCAGCCGATATTGTTATCGATCCGGAAAATGTCAATGTTGAACTATTCTGCGTAATAGAGATACCGTTCAAGAGAGTTTGCTCACCGGATGTGCTTCCAATCGCGGAAGAGTTTGTTACGCTTTGTCCATACTGCGTAGTACTAAGAATGTCAGCAACTGTTGGAATTGCAGTTCTTGTGAACATCAACCTGATCAAGTCAGGATCCGTAACATCCATTATTTTTACATTGCCGGCCGTATCTACATTTAGAACTCCGATCTTCCCGGTCGAATTGTGACGGAAAATAATGCCTGCAGTACCGGTAATCGCATCCTCGTATGTGCCTCCAGACCAAAAGGCTGGTTGATTGACAATACCATTTGCATCTTTTTGTATACCGCTAATACCCGCTGTATTGACCTGGCTATTCAGTTCCCGGAGAAGCATCATAACGGTACTTATTAACCCACCCTCAGCTGTCGCACCAAATTTGTCGGTTATCGCCTTTGCTTCGTTCGCTTTTGCGTCAATAGCGTCTGAATTCGATTTCAGGTAGTCCTGAATTGCCTTGTTTGCTTCCTCGATCCTGGTTGATAGCATTGCCTTATCGCTTCCGTAGGTAGCGAAAATTGCGTTGATGCTCTGCTTTTCCGAGGGTGAAACCTTGCCATCGGCGATCACACTGTTGATTGAAGATATCATGTTGTCGACAGATCCGAAATATGACACCTTCGCATTGAGCAAATTTGTTTTCGGTGTGCCGCTGAGATATGAATTCAGATACAGCTTGTTATAGGTCGCTTCGAGCGAGGCCTTCTCAGAGTTGATCTGATTGATATATGTCTCGATTGCCTTCGCCTCCGATTCTTCAACTACTCCGTCATGGAAGGCGCCATCGACATACGCATCCAGATTATTCACGATGCCGGATAAATCACTCACGTCCTGGCTTGCGGCATTCGCTGCCGACTCTGCGGCTGCCGCAGCTGCCCTGGCTCCATCGGTCTCGCTCTTCAAGTACTGCTGAACTGCCTGATTTGCCTCTTCTATCCGGGTGCGAAAAACGGCGAGTGAGTTTTTGTAGGCAGTAAATGCATTATCTACCTGTATCTTTTCAGATGGTGTTGCCTTTCCATCTGCGATCACACTATTGATTGTGGAAATCAAACTATCAATATCTCCGAACAGCGTAATTTTCGCATTGAGCAAATTTGTTTTCGGAGTTCCGGTAAGAAGTGGATTCAGATACAGTTTATTGTACGTTGCTTCCAGGTCTGCCTTTTCTTTGTTGACCTGGTTGATGTATTTTTCAATGGCCTTTGCTTCTGCCTCCTCGATCACTCCGTCCTGAAAAGCACCATCGACATAATCTCCCAGGTCTATCACTGCCTGTTCCGTCTCATAGAGTTCGCCCAGGACAGTATCAGCCCACGTAGATAGATCTGTTTCGGTGCCGTTCGAAAGGAACTTGATACGCCCGCCAATTATGCCATTGACCAGGTCGAAGTAGGTTAGACCGTCGGTTGATGTGATCTTATCGGTAGTGATTCTGCCTGGGAGGATCTCAGTGAAACCGTACAACTGCGCGAATGACCTACTGCCGTCATACTCACTGTTCAGGATCCCAACAAGGAAGTGATAGTATCCGGCAACAGCATCCATCCTGATCGCTGCCTCTGAGAGTAGAAATACACCCGTGGTGCCGGCACTGTCGCATTTTGCGTACAAATAATATGATTTCAACGGATCAAGCGCTGGAGACAGGTAGGCTGTCATATCCCAGTATTTGAAGTCCTCCGGATTATGTGTTTTTTTGATTTCGTTGATGCCGAGTGTCATGTGCTGTAAGATTCCTGACGATGCCGCAAAAACGTCTGTTTCCGGATCGAACGCAACAATATGTTCAACCACCTGCGGAGTCGATTTTGAATTCACAAATCTGAACTGCAGTGATGGATCTCCGATGAGCATTTGCATCGTTTGCACCGTGATGGGATTGATCGATCCTGAAAAATTCAGTAACGATTTCTCAAGTAGCTTCATTGTCTCCCGCGCGTCACGCCACTGTCTTTTCGTGAACCGGATCGCTTCTTTCTTTGACTCTTCGATTACCACCTCATCAGCTTCGATTTTACCCAGGTCGGTATAAAAGCTTACCGGCACTGACGCATTCGATAGAGTGATCTCCGGTTTGTGCGGTTTGTTAACATAGTCCTTGATGGCTGTAATTCTAATTATAATACCATCTTGCTGAAATTGTGTATCGCTGAATAATATGTGCCCGCCAGGGACAATCTTCCCGCCGATTTCGAGCCATTTGTTTCTTGACCAGATCCCATCGAGTTGGCCGGTAAATGAAAATTTCTGTTCCTCTTCCTGCTGATAGACTTTCACTGCCTCACGGAACATATCCCAGGAGGCCCCTGTTTGAGCAACATCGTCGGCAATGTATGCCTGTGGCATAGATATATTGAAGATAATATATTTGTCACCCACGGCCGGAACAAACACCCCGCCTGGCATGATATATCCATCCAGCTCCGCGGGTACTATTTTAAAGCGGCGCGTTGGTTGCATGACTCCCTCAACCTCTTCCTCATGTATGTAACCGGTAAGCGCGTCATCTGTCTGCTCGATGTCGAATTCACGTCCTGCAAGCGCACCCGACTGAAAAACAATTGTTGCTTTTTCTCCTGCAATTCTGTACTGAGAGTAATCGAGTGATGCAGGTATATTTGCATCGATGATATCATAGAAATGCTGATCGGCATCAATTATCTCAACCGCTGTCGCTGACCCGACTCGTTTGGGGTAAAATTTAGATCCGTCGTAAGATCCCTCTGCCCGGTTTGTATTGCCATCTCGGGTTATGGACATACCATCCGCATCAGTTCGGTAAGTTTTTCCGTCAATGACAAGGGCCTGAGATTTCGGCAAGAGTAAAGTTTTGCTCTGATAGAGGGAATAGTTAATATTTTTTTCGCCCCCCTGCACGTATATCCTTCCCCAGGGTTGACGATCTCCTGAATTATTCCTGCCAACCCCCGACTCAAATCCATTTCCTTTACCGTAACTAAGCGCGAGTGGAGCATCCTTGAACTTCTCCACCCTCTTCAAATGAATGGTTTTTCCGACTACTTCCCATTCCGTGTCGAATTCCTGGGCTATGCGGTTCAACACGTCATAGCAGCTTTCGCTGTTGAACGAGATCAGTTTCTCATCTGAAACAATCACACTCCCCTTTACCCACCCCGTGTCGTGAATATTCATGACGTCTACAAGTAGCTGGATGAATGTATCCGGAGTTGCAGTGAGAGGAAATTTCACGCGATATGGCTTCGCGCTCAGATCCTTGTAAATATACATCTTCATCGCTTCCGGGTAGGCGTGCAATGTTAGCGTGTATTCAAAGTTACGCGTGTGTATTTTCTTGAAGTTTTCGGGGTAGCAGAGCGTGTACCTCTCCCCCTCATAATCCGCATAAGAAAATAAAGGAATAGACATAGGCTCTACCGAAGAGAACTTCAGCGTAAGGTTACTGACGGACATGATCGACCTGTAGCGAACGCTGCTGTCATCGACAACAAGGTCATATATCTCTATACCGGAAGGGTTGTATATTTTCATCCTATTGATCTTTAATCGTAAATCGGATCCTGTTATCGTTAAGCATTCCACGCAGTTTTTTCAGATCTGCGCAATCTTCAATGTACCATACTGATATAACCCTATGATCAGGGGTCAGCCACCGCTGAAGGATCTCGCTTTTGTCGTAGATCTTCTTGAATCTGAAGCATGCTGGAAGTGGGATGTATAATGTCATACCGTAAATGTTTAATTATTGAAAAAATAAATGTCCCGCCAATGTCATCGCATTTTCCTCGCGGGTAACACGGATATACTTGAAAAAGGATTCCTCACTCTTATGGCCAGTAATCATCATGATCCGGTATGTTGGAATTCCCTGGAGAAACATGTTTGTTGCAAAACTCCGACGGGCGGTATGTGATGATATCATCTCCCATTTCTGCATCTCCTTTCTCACGACCTCTGTACCGACTGTGCGTTCCCAAAGGATGGGATCATCAAAACCTATTCGCTTGCAGATCGACTTAATTGACCGGTTGAAAGATTGAATACATCTTCTTTTAGGCAACTGGTAATCGTACTTTTTAAGGATCTCTCTGACAAACTTGTGCATCGGTACCGTGACGACTGCCCCGGTCTTTCTTGTTTTGATCCGGATGGTATTCGTGTTCAAATCAAAGTTCGACATGTTCAGCCGGGAATAATCAGAATACCTGAGGCCTGTCATGCATCCGATGATGAAAAAGTCGCGTACTTCTTTCTGTAATCTGGTCAAACGCTCTGAGTAATATATCCGCGTGATTTCAGTCATAGACAGAAAAACAGCACCCACTTCCTCGTCATCAATATCAACCTCCTTATAAGTGTTGTCAACTGGATAACCGTACAGCATCGCCTTGTTCAACATCGAGCACAAGCGCTCGAAATGACCTTTCACAGTGTTTTGCATCATTCCGCAAGAACGTAAGTAATAAATAAATTCTTCCGAGAACTCCATTCCGACAGAGTCGGTCAGAACATTAGTTATACCTTTTTGAGTGCAAAAAGTAACAAGGTGATCGAGTGTATTCAAATACATCCTTTTGTAATTTTCATTTCTGTGACTTCGTTCCACATACTCCCGGATAAATTCAAAAAATGACTTGTCCACGTCATGATAACGCGACCGCTGCAGTTCAAGGTTCCTAATTGGCTGTAATTTTAACGCTTCCATTTCAGTATAATTTAGCTTTAAGGCAGAAAAAGAACGGCTGCCATTTCCCGTTGCTAAACTACACTTCTCCGCGAGGATTGTATAATCAGGAAAGACAGCCGTATATTGGGCCGTAAAGTTATAATTATCGCTGGAATTTACAAAATCCCCGCAAGAAAAAGAAAGTAGTTTAGCGATTGCAATATAAACAATTAAAGCCATAATTACAAATTTATTTACTGTTCATTTCGTCGCCTAATTGAGCCTAATTGAGCCTTATTCAAGGTATTTCTCGACTTCCGTTCTCACGTCTTCGGGTAGCTTGTCCAGCAACGTGCTGTCCTGTTTTGCCCTTTCAGCCAAAATCTTAATGTATATTTCATTCATAATTATACTTCTGTTAATGTTCTCGTTAATACTCCGTTCGTTATCACTTCATTGATTCTGTAAGCCTTTCCGGTTACCGTGTCAATCTTAACCACGTTGCTGTCATAGAACGTTGCAGTGATGTTGCCGTTGGTGCTTTCCTTGTCGTAAGCATATGTGAATAACACCAGATCACCGCTTGCCAAATTGGGGTGTGTGAATGACAATCCATCACTTGCAACCACCGCACTCGCTACATTGAGATATGTATCAACACCGTTTTCGTGCTTGATTATTTCCTCGATGGTAGCAATCGGGTAGTCAGTAAGCAGGATAGGCAAATTTGTGTCGTACACTCCTGCATCTGCAATAATCGGTTCGTGATAGACTGTGCCGTTTTCTGCGCTGTTAAGGATTCCACCGTAAGAAATGGGAGAGATGACGGGGGTCAATGCTTTGTAATTAATCGTTATCCCAGCCAATCCAGCTTTTGCAGCTGCCAAATCAGCATAAGTTCCTTTTGCAAATAATAAAGTGAAATTAACCACCCCATATGAGTATGACCCAGCATTGACAGCAAGGTCATATCCTGAGGCTGACACCTCTTTAGTAAACCGATTGTCTAATACCGATGCCAGCCCCGTTGTTCCAGTTGCCGTCGCACCGTGCCAGTTGCTAAATTTGCTTATAGGTATAGTAACCAAGTCAATGTTAGTGCCCGCAATCAGCGAAGCTATATCATCTGCAGCAAGAGTTTTAGATAATATCATTTTTACGTGTTCATACCCGTTCGCCCCCTTCCTTATCTCGTCCCGTGCTTTTTGAACAGATTTCAATTCTGGGGCGGTGAGATACAATGCCGTAGGATTTAAGACCGTTCTTGTCCACACTCCTCACCCCTGCCTGTCGGCTCGAAGTGAGTTATCACGCCTTCAACATCCGCAGTAAGTCCTTCCAGCTTCACGCTCATCCCGCTATTCGCTGCGTTCTTTGGTAGCGTCAAAAGGTGATACCCCAGACACGCTTAATTGTGCGGATTGATTCAGATTTGCAGTCGAAAGAACGTTTTCGATGTCTTTTATTTTTGCCCCCTGAACGGCATCCAAAAGGCTCACATCGCCCGCTAATTGAACTATTTCATCGTCCACCTGCTTCAGCGTTTTCTGCGGTTCTGCGCCATAGCCATGTGCTGCGAGCAATTGTATCGAGTCGTTTACCTCCTTCTGCGTTTTTTCTGTTTCAGGATCAATTACGGCCTGCGGAATAGTAAGCGGATAAAACAGAGTCTTAACCCCCTCAATCATCTTTTCTAATTTGTCTATTTTTGCCATACTTTTATAATGTTATTTCGTTATACTCAACTGCACTGAAATCTACCGAGTAGGTCATATTTTCCACTGCCGCATTAGCAGCAGCAGCGGCGTCAAGAGCCGGTTGCTGTAGCGATTGAAGCCATTCAACCTCTGTTCCGACAAAACCGTTTTTTACAGCCACTTCATATGCTGACAAACCCTGCAGAGGGCCAATTATTCCCGCTATCATAAGCGGATCTGCAGGAACCTTCACCTCACAGCTTCTTGATACAACTTCGAATGATCCGCAATTTGTAGTGCGGACACTTCTCACTCCGTCTGGGAGCGATGCATCTATAACCTTGTATGTCAATTCAAGATCATAGATCCCTGTCCGGGTGATTGTTTCTGACTGAAAAGAGATCTTAATCCTGTTTGTAGAAATTTCGTCTATTTCATACTGCGCTGGAACGGTTACCGTTTTCATGACGGCGTGCCTTGCTATCAGAACAATTCCGGTTGCGAGGGTCATGTTTTCCGGAACCTCCTGCTTTGCGAAGATATCCCAGTAGATCTGGTCGATGTCATTACCTTTTACATACTGTATCATAATCAAATAATTTCAGGGTAATCAGTTGCGGAATATTCAGTAGACTCGATTTTCGACAAGAGCCCGGTATTGGCAGTATCAGCAGCAGCCTTTGCCTGCCCGGCAAGCGTTATGGCATTATTCGCGAGTTGCTGGAAAAGTGCAAACGGAATCTGATAGTCCATGCCTGTCACAGGATCAACGCCATATATAACGTATCCATTTGCGGTCGTCGCGACAGTTAATTCAAGTATTCGAGTGTCTATTATAGCCATATCATTGTAAAATTATATGCTGCCCGGTTTGCGTTATGACCGCTTTTCCCGATTGCGTTGTTAATAATCTCGTTAATTGTTCCCAGGATATTTCCTGCAGGTGCAGGGTGAAACTCACGTACACCTTCCTCGCAAAAGCTGTTTCTTTCCTGAAAGATGTCATTTTTGTATAGTAGCACAAAGACTGTTCGCTTGTATGAGAGAATGTTAACGGAACATCAGATCGTAACACAGCGAAGAGTGAATTTATGTTTATGAGCAAATTGTTTACTGTATCGGATGTCATTGCGCAGGAAATCTGTATCTCTTTCGCCTTCCTCTTTGGCGTATAAAGTTCGAGAGAACCGGTTATTTTCCCGTCATCAGCAATCTGTCCAGGATAATTTTCCGCTGTTCGAATCAGAATGTTTTTGAAGGAACGCGGCTTCAGGGCACTGCTGTATACTTCACGAACAGTTATCCCGTATTTCGACAGATCCACCGCATTGATCTTCACTCCCGCGAAGATTCCGTCCGGACCGACAGGATAGCCTATTGCTCCAGTATACATTGCAAGTGGGTTATCCATGTAATATTCCACCTGTATTTTCGCTCTTTTCTTTCGTTGATTATAATAACCGCCTCGATGATCATAATTCACAAACGACTGAAAGCGCAGCGTGAATGTGGTGGCATATTCCCGAATGTAGATCGATCTTGAAGCAGGCTGGTTATGCAGCGCATCAAACGCATTTAAACGCTGTTTAAATTGCGGATAATTGTCGGCAAGCAACACATAATTGATCACAACCTTTTTCGCGTCGAATGTCACTCCGGTAAGATCAACCTCAAGCCCATCCTCCTCGAACCAGTCATTGATATCAGGCGTACGGCGAGAAGGGAACACAAGCAAATCGTTGCTTCCATCCCTCTCGATAAACATCCCCAGCGTGGCGATGTCTGTTCCGTCGATTATGCATTCTCCTGCTGACATCATTTTTTCATATTAATTCCTTCACGAATCAATCTCTCAATATTTTCATCGATCCCGGCCAGGCGTTTCAAGAAATCGCTATTTTCAGCGATCACTCCAAGATGTCCAAGCATCGCGCGCTGAACAAGCAGCTGCTCCCTGCTTATGTCCGCGTGCTCCGTGTTAATATCGATGATTTCAGCCACTTTCATCACGATGAAGGTGATCCGTCCACTCAGGTCATCGATGCTGTCCTGGGAGGCCTGAGCGATGCCCTGAGAGGCTGCTTGCCGTCCCTGTTCATCAACAAGGCCGGCGAACGGATCTACACCATACTGTTCTTTTAATTCTTCTCGCAGCTGCGCGAGCCCCTGGTTATACGCATCTACCCCACTCACATACTCCTTCATAAACCAGGAGATGTCATCTGAAAGATCTCCATCTCCTCCTGCAGCAAAACTATCTTTCATGCGACCTTCGAGTTTGTTGAATAGTCCCCCGAATATGGCATTGAACAGCTTCTGCGTAGACAGTTCACGAAGCATCTTTACAACATTGTCGGTCATTGTTTTAGCCGAATCGGTTCCGGATTCAAACCCGTCATCCAGGGCTTTTTTCAGTTCCTGCCCGATAGAACCAACGAGGTTCTGCAATTCGCTTTCAACTGACTGCATTGCCTCGTTGGCGGCATCGGATGCCTGAATAATGTTATCAAGCAGCTGCGTTGTTTGCTCATTAAGGTTTCCGGATTTTTTCAGACTTTCGGCGAGTTCCCGGTTAAGATCTCCATCAGCTTTGATCAATGCCGGATAAGTCTTAAGCAGGCTCGAATATACATCCCTGGTACCGTAAGTAATCCCAAGAAATTTCTTTTTCTCTACTCCTGTTTTTACCGTTGCAGATCCGAGCGAGCGCATCAATTCTGCCTGCTTCTGAATTGCTGCGTTATACCCGGCCATACCCTGAGTTAGGGTGTTGGTGTAGCTCGATGAAAAGATGCTGTCCGTTTCGCTCTTGATATCCTTTATCGCGCGTATCACAGCAAGTGAATAATCAATTGCCTGCTGTGCCAGGGAAAGGTTGAATTTCCGGATCTCCTCGTTTGCTTGCTTATTGGCAGCAATCACCTTTCCGACGACATCGAGCAGCTGCATGGCACCCTGTATAATTTGCTGCGGATTGCCAGACGCTATACCCATCCCGAGCGATGCGATTCCTCCTATTGCGCCAGAGGCCATATCGGTAAGTCCACCAAGATCCTTGTCGAATTGAGAAGCGAAAGAGCCAATCCCAGCAAGTGCCTGCTGCGCGTAACCGGCAAGTTCCTGCAGTTTCTTGCCCGGCATAGCGTCGAGTTCAGCATTCATCGCTTCAATTTCAGCCGTGACCTGCTCGATCTCTTTACCGGTATCCCCGCCTGCCTCCTGGATCTCTTTTAATTTTGCCAGTCGTTTTTGTGCGCCGGAAATCTGGATCTGCAACATCTTTTCCTCGCGTGAGGACTGCAGCATTACATTTCTGTCGGATATCTGTGCCCGCTTCAGTTTCGATCTGATTTTTCGAAATCGATTGACTCAAAGTGCAATCTAGGTGTTTCTCGAGTTCCACATCACGCTTGTGCGCGAGTGATATATTATCGATGTCGGCCTGCGATGCTCCGTTTTCCTAGGGCTTTTTCAATTTGTTCCTCGGTAAGAACCGGTCTATTTCTGAAAGCCTGAATTCTGATTCGCTTAGCAAAACGGGAGTTGATTTCTGCCCATATCCCGGCGATGGCCTGAGCAGATCCTTCGTTAACAGAACTCACAGCCTTGTCGTATTTCGCCTTTTCAGACTGCAGCAAGTTCCTCAAGCTTTGATTTTTGTGCTGATCCATCTACGCCGGCAGATGTTTCCAGATCTTCTATTTCTTTTTTACGTTGACTGATCAGCTGCACCCGGGCATCATAATCAGCCTGCAACGCTGCAAGTTTCTTCTCACGCCCCTCCTGCATCGCTGCCACTACTGCGGAATCAATATCTTTCTGTATGTCGACGCCCAGCTTTGCCAGTTTTTCGCCGGAATTATCTACCTCATTCTTGCCACCTGCGGGTGTTTGTGTTTCTTTTCCTTTAGGTGATGGAGCTAATCCGAGCGACTCCAGGATCTTTGTCTCTGCATTGCTGGCCGTTACACTCTGCGAAATCCATTTATCGCCAGCCTGAGCATATTTTTTCTCTGCGTCTGAAAGATATGTAGACATATCCTTCTCTGCCTGATCTTCCGTGACCGGTTTGATGATGGGTTGAAATTGCAGCTCCGGCTTGAGCACCCTGGTATTGTCTTGAGCGCTTCCACTATTTGCGATGTTAGCTTTAGCCTCCATTAGCGCCCTGGACTTTTCAAGTCCCTCATCTACCTTCTTCTGCACCTTGTCACGTTCAATGAGCATCTTCTTGTACTGCTCTGCGGCAAGCTCCATCGCGGCGGTTGCAATTGCACGCTGCCGTATTGCTTCCTTGAATGCTTCGGTATTTCGGATGAATGCACTGTCGGCATCATTCACATCTTCGATCGAAACGCCCAGCTGTTTGAATGCGTCCTGATTGTCCAAGATAAATTTTTCTTTTTCCTTTACATCGTCTCCGAGACGATTGTAGGATACACGCAGTTTTTCATAAGTCGCAATTTGCGATGAAGAATTGGAAGCGATTGTTTCATTCAGTTTATTCTGCTCCTGCCTTGCTTCGCGCTGCCTTGAGATCATCCGGTCCGTTATGGCGATGACGGCGCCAATGGCAACTGATAACCCAAGCGTGAGCGTTGCCATGAGGGCCTTTGCCGCAACGGTAGATATCCCGAGTGTTGTAGCCACCTTCAAGTTGGCCGCTGCCCATAGATGACTTACTTTCGTGACGGTGTTGATCCGGAATGCAGATGTCTGGTGTAGAGTATTCTGAACTTGTTGCAGCCCGATGGTGAGCGCCATCATCGATTGTACCCGGGTCTGTATTTTAGCGTATTCCTCACTCGAACCGTTGAATACTCCCATTGCGCCGCCGGCGGCTGATAGTAGTCCTGAAAGTCCAGATAATCCAGATAAAAAGCCCTGCATTTGTGAGGCTCCTTTGGCCAACTGAGTCTGAGTTTGATATACTTCACGATATGCCGTTGCGAGGGTAGACAATTTCTCACGCTGTTCGGCGTATTCCTGAGTGCCTTTTTTTCCGGACATTGACAATTGAGCCATGGTCTCACGTACCTGGCGCATTTGCGTTTCGAGGGTATTTGTTTTGTTTGATAGCTTTTCGCTTGCGCTTGTCATGCTTACAAGCGCCTCTTCTTCTCCACGTAGTTCAGAGGTTAACTGTTTCACAGACTTTGACAACCGCTGGCGCTCTGCGAGAATATTTGGATCATGCGTCCCTACATTGACCTTGTCGAATGCTTTCTGTAACGGTTCCAGTTCTTTTTTTAAGCGGGCAATTACATCACGCTGAAGTCGGAGGGCCTCGTCGGATCTCTTCCAGGCATCCTCGCTCGATTCAGCAAGCTTATCGATTGCGCGTGTTGCCTTTGTCGATTCTTCGTCTACGTTCTGGCGTAATACTATGTCAATGTTAACCGGATCCTCTTCCATCTCCTAATATTTTTTTCAGATCTTCCGTGCCATCGGCCACGGGTGCCCACTGTTTTTTAGTGTAACGCGGCGCATCTGCCCGCTCCATAAGTATGTTGATCCAGGCCTCTTCCCATAACACGTACTCATGCGTGCATCCGCGTTCAGCCTTAATTTGTCCTATCAGTCCAAACGGGCTATGGAGGCCATCCGTCCGGCCTTTTAACTCCCGTTCTCTTCCTTCTGACCCAAATTCTTCCTGTTCATCATCATCGTCATCTGACTCGAAAGATATCTGGTAATAGTCGTAAAATCCTGTAACCTGTTCATCGCGCTAATCTGACGGAACAGATCTACCAGCGATTGTGGAGATACCTTCCATAGGAGGCGTTGCGTGAGTTTGTCGGTTCTGCGTTGGATTTTGGCACTGTCGTTGAGAATTGCTATCGCGATACACCTGGCGCAAGCTTCAACAGATTTTTCAAGCAGATCATATCCATCGAGTAAAACAGCATTCTCCAGGTTGTTCTCAACTACAACACGCGAAATCTCCAGTATCGTTCCCGCCTTCAGGTAACGGATAGTTACGTAGTCTTTCTTAAGCCACCGCTTGTAAAATGGGGCGGGCAGCCGAAACCGCACGCCCCTGTTTAGTATCACGTTGGCTGCATTAAGCCGCGTATCCATTTTTTAAAAATTGATATCGCAATCCCAGGCCTCTGACGCTCTCATTGCCCTGAACCGGAACGGGTATTTAGATAAACCACCTTTCCCGACGTTCATGTTGAGATTCACTGATCCCTTCGCATTGGGGACGATTACCTCAGTCCCGTCCACGCATACATATTTGATCGCCTTATTGATTACGATCTTTGTCGACGGGTGTGAATATTTCTGATTTGGATCCACTCCAGATACGGAACCGCCCATCAGCTCTACCAACTCGGCCCGCGTGGCCTTCACGAACGATCCTACACAGGTAAGTCCGGCTCCGGTAACAAGGATATCCTCCGGGGTGTCATTTTCATGCGAGTAAAATTCTTCCTCTTCCGGATCTCCTTCCACTATTGATAACTCGTCATCGCGAAGCGATAACGGGTTCTTTGTCCATACCGCAGTAGCTACATCTGCTTCAGCGGCGATGGGAGGTGCGAAATATGTTTCCTTCACCCGTAATTTAGCTACAATCTTTTCTGCCATTTTTTTACAGTTTTAATATGATTAATTTATTTATTTTAAGCACGATGAATGCCAGGATAATACCGGTGGCTACAAGTCCGATGATGAAAAACAAACGTTGAAAACCAGACATTTTCACTTCCACTACCGGGACTTCAACTTCAAATGGTACCTGCTTTTCAGTGTAAATGGTATCACTGGTAAGCCACATCGTGTCCGGTTGGGTTTTGGCTTTATAGTTGAGCGATCCGTTTTTGAAGCTGTGTTCAGTAGAAATATTTTTGCTTTTTCCCTCGTTGATCTCTTTCATGAGAACATTATTCAGAGAGTCACATTCGAAGTAGGCTTGCAAGGTTGCGCTATCGCCATGGATCTGGAAGGGAACAAGCGTGGTCACCCTGCGTTCCACCGTCTTAACCGGTACCTGGATCAGATGTGATTGTGATTTGCATCCAACCAGCACCAGAATAGTCAATATTGCAACCAGCTTTATTTTCATTTTGTCCGGGTAATTGTTTTCACATTTTCCAGCTTCGCATTGAGAACCTCAAGTTCCTTTCTCAATTCCTCATTTTGCCGAGTCAGCATTCTTACCTGTATAGATAAATTCGCATTCTCTGTGCGCAGATCCAGCACATCCTTCATCAGCATCGTGTTTTTTTCCGCGAGCATGTCAATCGATTTTTGAAGATCACTCAGGAAATCATTGTTGCGTTTGCGCCGTCCGGCAAAATAGCCCGCTATCGTCGTGAGGATAGGTGTAACAACGGTCGCGATTGTGCCGACAATCCCGTCAGAGGCAGTATCTGTAATATATGCAAGTATATTCATAAGAAATATAACTTAAGTTCATCCTCACGGCGTTTCACTAATCCAGACAGGGTGACTTTTTTGCCATTTATAGTGCCTTTCACCCATTTTCTGAATTCATCGGCAATAGTTGGATCATTTGGATTCACGCGCGCTTTCTTAAGAAGAGTCGAGCCTAAAAATCCAATTGGTCCCCCGAATTTTGGACCTCTGCCTTCACCGGTACCTACATTGAATGTAAACGAAACAAGGGCATCAAATTGATTCTGATTAATTTTTAACCCGGCTGAATCAACCGCTCTCTCCGCTGTCGCAAGATCTGCACGCAGTAAATCAATTGCCTGCGCTTCGGTTATGACATCACCGCTCCTCACACCGCCCGTGTGCCCGTAACCTATCGTCCATATGCCCACAGGATCAAGATAAGCCTTGAGTTTCAATCCTTCGTGCTTCTTAATCAATTCGATGCCCTTGTTACTTGTTTTCATTGCTTGTCAATTACCGGGAGATACAAAGATCCCCCGGATTGTTATGGTCAAACAGTTGCTTCCTGAACGATTGCAATGACGCCCTTACCATCGGCACGACGTTTACGTCCTCCAATCCGAACCAGCGAGCTGTAGATGTCTCCGTAATAGGTAGGATCTCCGGCATTTTCGAAGAACTTAACCTCGCCGAGAGCACGCTCAACCATGGTCGACTGCCAGCAGATCACCGCTGCATTATCTGTAGCTGCTCCGGCTACAGAGAACAATTTAGGTGCAGGTGTTGCGTCGTTGGTATATCTCAGCGTCTCTGAGCGCATAAGGATGTTGAATCCATACAGTTTGCCCATGATACCGGCTTTTTCGTCGTATGCTGCGAGGAAATCTCGGCTCTGATTAGCAGTCATCTCATTGGTTACCTGATCGTACATCTCGGCATCAAACATCGCATATCTTCCTTCTGAAGGAACATTGTTTTTGTTCATCAGCTTTTGTGCAGCTTTCAGATCTGCCAGGGCTACAGCCTTTCTGTTGCCCGTGGCAGCATCAGTGTGAGCCAGAACAGCGGCGCCAGATGTGCGGATGATCGATGTTGCGAGAGTAGGAGCCCAGTTATACAACATAACCAGGGCGGCAACATTATTGATCGCAGCGCGAGTCTCAGCTGTTACGGAAGTACGTTTATCGTAACTCAGTTCAACCGTGTCAGCATTGGGGATGAGAACCGGATCAGAGGTGATTTCATCAATCGCATAAGTAACGTCGGTATCAGTCCTTTTCGTTACGGCTGCAGGTAATTCAGTTCTGTTCACCTTTGTTGCAGGTGCAGATCCAGCCTGGGGAATGTGTACTACTTTTCCGGCAAGGACATAATTGTCTACATTAATCGCATAGTTAAGGAATGCATTATCGGCCCAGAGGCTTTCGATGATGTCATTCTCCCAGATTTCCTTTTGTACTGCCATTGGCAACGATCCGGAAACATTCAGTCCAGGAAGCAGCGAAAGGACGCCGCCGATTCCAACCGCGGCAAATGCACCGCCTCCTGTGAGGGCTGCAAAAACAGTCCCCATTACCAGGTTAAATAAGATAGCTTGAATTCTTTTCATTGTTCTTTGTATAAATAGTTAAAGTTTTGGTTAATAACTCTTTCTCATTTCGGGAATTTCTCCGCGAATTTCTTTTCGTACTCTGTAGGATATTTATCCTTCAGCACCTGCAACTCGCCTGATTTGTCAAGCTGTTCCCACGTTTTTTCCGACAATTTAGCAAGTTCGCTCTTGTCTTCGTCCTTCAGACGAGACTCAATAGACTTGTGCCCCGGGATGCCTTCGATCATCTTCTTTGCGGCAGCGAAATTGTTGTCAAAGAACTCGAGTGTTTCCTTTTTGGCACTTGCGTTGAGTTTACCTTCGCGAATTGCAGCGTCCACAAGCTGCTCAGCCTCATTCGTCTTTGCGGCCTTAGCTGCATCTTCCATCGATTTCAACTTATCGGCAAGCGCTTTCATTTCGCCTTCAACTCTTTCTTTGTCCTTCTCTGCCTGAAGTTTTGCTTCATTGAGCGCCTTAATAGCTCCAATTAGTTCAGTCTCGGATGCGTTTTCCGAGAGATTTAAAATTGTAAGTAATTCCTTGTTCATGTTTTTTTGTTTTTGTTGCGGTGTAGCCGCATGATTATCGAATAGTTTTGCAATGTCACTCTCCTGGATGAGCTGGTCATTCTCATCAAATAGTCGCAGCGCGTTATGATTCGCGCCTATACCTACAATACTTGCTTCCCGGGCAGCCCACTTTGTTACTGTCGGAAGTTTTTGACCTGGAAGCATCACATCTGGATCATCAGAAGTCTCAATTATGCGCAGGCTTATGGATGAAGCCCTGAGAAAGTCCCTCTCAACCTTACCGGATATTTTCCGTCCCTGTTCATCTTCTTCATCAAATACAGGATCTGCAAGTAACTTGCCTCCTTCAATCCGGATATTTTCCCAGCGACCAATTGGAGTGTCCCATTCGTCGTGGTTGTAGAACATCACGGGGTTTTTCTTGAATTGCTCAATATCACCTCCTGCCATGAGCATGCGAAAACCGTAGGTATTTACGCTTTCGTCGCACAGCACAAATGATTTCGCCTTTTTCGCCATTACTTTTTTTTGCAAATAAAAAAAGTAAATGACCGATTAACAAAAATCATCTTAAGGCTTGAGATGATGTTATCTAACCTTACGATGATTTTATTCATCTCTTTTACCACCTATCTATTTTTGTGTAAATAAAATATTCGACCGATGGCAAATCTCACGAACAAACAGAAAAAAGAATGGGCTCAACTTCTATTTACAAAGGAAAACCTGACGCAAAAAGAGATATCTGAACGCATAGGTGTCTCCCAGGTCACTATGAGCCGTTGGGTGAATGAAAACCGGTGGGAAGATCTCAGGGTGTCGATCACCATCACGCGTGAAGAACAGCTGAAAAACCTATATCGGCAACTTGCGAACATGAACGAAGAGATATCGAAAAGGACAGGTCATCGATTCCCGAGCCCCGCGGAAGCCGATACAATCAACAAGCTTGCAAATGCAATAGAAAAGATGGAGTCAGAGGTCGGCCTTAATGACATTTTATCGACGTTCAAGGCATTTTTAACCTGGCTCAGAAAGTTCAACATCGAGGAAGCACAAAGGCTGGTACCACTTTTTGACGATTTCGTGAAAACAAAACTCAAATGACATGGCAAAACGGTTAAAGATAATTGACAGGGATGCTCTCCGCGAATGGGATGAGTTCAGGAAAGGTTTAATCAATGCTGCAACAGTTGACGATACCGAAACTATTCCTGAAAAGCGGGCACGCATTGCCAGGCTTGAGTCAAACCCTGACGGAGTGGTTTAAATACTATTTTCCGAACTACTATGTAAGTGAACCTGCACCATTTCATAAGAAGTCAACAAAAAAGCTGCTATCGAACAAAAGATATTACCTGGTTCGCGCCTGGTCCCGTGAACTTGCAAAGTCTGCAAGATCGATGATGGAAGTAATTTATCTGGCTCTGACCAGGGAAATAAAAAATGTACTGATCGTCTCTAATTCTCTCGATAACGCTGGCAGACTTTTACAACCTTTTAAAATCAACTTTGAATCAAATCCCAGGATCATTAATGATTATGGATCGCAACAAAGCCCTGGCAGGTGGGAAGATGGCGAATTTGTAATCACAGCCGGCTGCTCTTTTCGGGCATTGGGTGCCGGGCAGTCTCCCCGTGGTACCAGGAACGAAGCTGCACGTCCTGACTTTATTTTAGTAGATGACATCGATACCGACCAGGATGTACGTAACCCGGATATCATTAAAAAAAGATGGGAGTGGATTGAACAGGCGTTGATCCCGACTGTCAGCATCTCCGGCAATTACAGGATCTTGTTCAACGGAAATATCATCGGAAAATATTGCTGCATTACCCAGGCGATTGAAAAAGCGAACGACAGCGAGATCATCAATATCCGGGACAAAAATGGCAAATCATCCTGGCCGCAAAGAAATAGCGAAGAGGATGTGGATGATATGCTATCGAATATATCAACAGCATCTGCGCAGAAGGAGTATTTCAATAATCCGCTCTCTGAAGGGGACGTATTCTTGGAAATGCGCTGGGGCAAGGTACCGCCTCTTAGCCGGTTCCGGTTTCTGGTCGCCTATGGTGACCCGGCTCCGAGTAATTCAAAAAATAAAAGCGCATCGTATAAATCTGTATTCCTATTGGGTGGACTCGCAGGGAAAACATATATCATCACCGGGTTCCTGGATCACGTAACAAATGCCGAGTTCGTAGGATGGTATTACGCAATCAGGGACTATGTGGCGAATAAAACTCAGGTCTATAATTACGTTGAAAACAACAAGCTGCAAGATCCTTTCTATGAGCAGGTGTTCATTCCTCTATTCACTGAAGAGGCAAAGAGCAGGGGAGCAATCGGAATAACTCCGGATGTTCGAGTGAAACCGGATAAATTCAGCAGGATAGAGGGAAATCTCGAGCCGATGAACCGCCTGGGTAATTTAATCTTCAACGAGGCTGAGAAAGACAATCCGCACATGAAGCGCCTCGAGGAACAGTTCCTTCTTATTACACCCAAGCTGTCGGCGCCAGCTGACGGACCAGACTGTATTGAAGGCGGTTCCTGGATTGTAAACAATAAACTCATTTTGCTGGATGATTCTCAGCTGATAATAGGAGTACCTTACACAAATAAAAAAAGATATTAAATGAAAAGATTGATCATTAATTTTTTAGGCTTCATCTACTCCATCAGCCTCCGCTGGAACGGAAATACTGTACAACTTCAAACGAAGTGTTCGCATCGCATCTGACGCAAAGTTGCGGAGTTATGTATATTTTATCGGAGGTAAATATCGGGTCTTTACAAGGAAAGACATTCAGCTGTTGAAAAAGAAGGGCGTCCTCAACAAGGAAATGAACACACACACGATGAAAGGTATCTGCCTGTTCGACAGCATGACCGGAAAACTCAGTCACCCAAACAAAAAGTACAATCATTTTAAAATTTAAGATATATGGCATACCTCACTATCGATGAGTTAAAGACACACATGTACAGCGAGAATATCGATGTCATCTCAAATGGAGATATAACGATAGTACATGCGGCAATTGATGCAGCGCTTTCGGAGGCGAGAGGTTATCTCACCCAGTATGATATAAAAGCTGAGTTTGAGAAGACAGCGCCTGTTGATCCTGAAGTAGATCTTAGGAACGCGCTGCTTCTTACATTTGTGAAGGATATCGCGGTCTGGCATTTCTGCATACTCAGCAATGCGGGGACAGATCTCGGCCTGCGCGAAAAGAGATATGACAGGGCAATCGACTGGCTGAAGGCCGTTCAAAAAGGCAACGTGACTCCTGATCTACCGGCAATACCGGCTGAGTTGAAAACGGGACCAATTTTATACAGTTCAAACGAAAAACGCATAAATCATTTTTAAGTTATGTCAGTAGGATACATAAAAAACAGCAAGAATGACAAAATAGTCATCAATCAAATTATCGTAAAGCCGGCAAACAGGAATATCCTGGACATTGGAAAATGGTCAGATGCGTTGAAGTCTGCCGACAGAGGGAGGCGCAAGGATCTGCTTGATCTGTACGAAAATATATTAACCGATGGTGTGCTGGGAGATGCTGTCGACAAACGCATCAGAGCGGTAACAGGATCAGATCTCACCTTTCAAATGGCAGACGGAACGGAGAGCGAAGAAATGACTGCATTTATCGATACGGAAGAATTTGAATACCTTCTCGAGGAGATAATAAAAGCCGTATTCTGGAAATTTTCAGTGATCGAGCCCGTTTTTGACGAGGCCGGCATGCACGTGTATTCCGTACCAAGAAAACATATTCGCCTGGAAACAAAGTCAATCGCTATTAACGAAACAGACGTTGACGGGCAAATCAGTTACGCGGATCTCGATGTGATCGAGGTTGTCTCTCGCAGTCACCAGCACGGTCTTTTGCTTCGCGCATGTCCTTATGCCATTTTGAAACGCGGGGGTATCGGCGACTGGGCCCAGATGGTTGAGATCTTTGGAATGCCAAAACGGATCGGGAAGTACAGCATGTACGACGCCGAAGGACGAAAGGCGCTGCAGGAAGCATTCAACTCTCAGGGGGGAGCTGCCACGTTGATCGTTCCGAAGGAAACCGAAATCGAAACTTCCGATCAGTCTGGTAATGGTGGAGGCTCGCTGTATAAAGATTTCAAAGATGCTATGGATGAGCAGATCCTTATCACTGTTCTTTCACAGACTATGACCACGAAAAATGGAAGTAGCAAATCTCAATCCGAGACACACAAGGAAGTGGAGGAAGAAGTGAATAAACAGGATCTCCGTTTCGTGCAGCGCATTCTCAATCATCGATTTCTCCCGATACTTGAAAAGCGCGGATATCCGGTGAAAGGTGGATCCTTTGTCTTTCCCAAGTCTCTCGATAAAATTACTGTAGCTGAAATTGTATCACTCTCAAAGGTACTTCCTATTCCTCAGTACTACGTGCAGGAGAGGTTCGGTATACCGGCAGCCGAGAAAGACGATGCCGTGATGGGATCTTCATCTCCTGACACTGATACTGATACTGATGTTGAAAAGCCAGAGGACAAAAACAAAAAAGCAGATCCGGAAGAAAAAACTAAAAAAAAGCTGTCCGATTTTTTCGCAGACGCCCCGACGAAGGAGCGGGGCATAATTCGCAACTTCATCAAAAAATTAACCGGCAGTACAAAAGTCATTAAACTTGCCGATGATGATCCATATAGCATCGACATGGATAGTCTACTTCAGCAGGCAATCGATGAACTGTACAACAATGCGAAAGACGAGAAGAAACAGCCGGTCGTTTCAAAGCCCCTGTTTTCGATTACCAACGCAGCCCTGCAGCAAGGAATAGACAAGGCTTTTGATGAGCCGGAATTCGGCAAGAAAAATGCAGAGTTTATCAACGAGTTCAAGCGGAATGCAGCTGTATTTTCCGCATTTAAAAATCATCAGCAGACGAAGGAAATTGCAGCGCTGATCATCGACGAAGAGGGGAATATGCGATCTTTCCGGAAGTTTAAAAAGCTGGCGCTTGAGATCTCGAAAGACTATAACGAAAATTGGTTGAGAACTGAATTCAACACTGCAGTAAAAGCAGCCAGGAGCGCTGTGAACTACAGAAAGATGCTTGAGACGAAAGATCTGTATCCCAACCTGGAATACGTGCGCACTACTGCAGTGCACCCCAGGGAATTGCATCTTGACTGGGTTGGCACCGTACTCCCGATAGATCATAAGTGGTGGGATACCCACTATCCACCGTCGGACTGGAACTGTTCCTGCTCAGTGAAGCAAACCGACAAGGATGTTACTGATGTTCCGGAACCTGGTGGGGAAAAGCCCACGTTCAAAAATAATCCTGGGAAATCAGCTGAGTTTGTCAAGATCGACAAAACGACCTATTATGAGGAGACAAAGAAGTCCGACAGGAAAGTGGTAATCGATATCGCGGAAGATCTGTTCAAGGAATATCTCGATTCTATACCGGATGAAGAGGAGGAAAAATAATGGATATAAAGGAATTCGCACGACGGTTCCCGCAGAAGATGGAGAAGATCCGGGAATTTACAAACGGGGATGCTATCAGGGATATCCTGGGCGTTGAAGCTGTAAACCATTATAAACAATCATTCGCCAATGAAGGATTTACCGATGAAGTTCTCAATCCCTGGAAAGATGTGAAACGCCGGGATCCGCAATCAAAATGGTACGGACACAGTGGTCAAACCGGAAAAAAAACAACCGAAAGGATGGCCGCGAAGATCCTCACCGGGGAGACACGGGAGTTACAAAATGCAATTACTTACAGGCGTATTGAAAATGGAGTCCGCGTTTCGAACGACAAGCCCTATGCCTCCGTCCACAATTACGGAGGTCGGGCGAAGATCTACGGGAAAAAAGAGTTTCAGATGCCGCAGCGACAATTTATAGGCAAGTCTGCCGTGATGGTGACAAGCATAAAGTCGAAAATTAAAAAGGAATTTGTTCGCATTTTAAACAGTAATTAAATATGAAAACTATTTACAAGGACATTTTATCGCAGCTTCAAACAGCTGTTCCAGCGATCAGGTGGATAGACTTCGACACCGGACAGCTTGAGTCATCCGAGAGGCCGCCAGTGGCATTTCCCTGCGCACTTATATCAATTTCTGTTACCTCTGCAAAGGATATCACAGATCACACCCAGGATTGCACAGGAAGAGTGAGAGCGAGACTCGCATTCGATCAGCAGATGCGCACCGAATCCGTCGCGACGCCAGGCATCAGGGAAGTGGCCCTGTCTCCGTATGATGTGATTTCTGATGTGTACGCGGCGCTTCAGGGATGGACCTCCGGCAACTTCTCTCCACTTAGTCGGGTTCGCCAGGATAGAGAGCCATCTAAGCATGGGCTTTTTATTTATTTGATTGAATTCTCAATCGAGTTTGAGGACCAGACGGCGGAACAATAAAAAAAGCGGGGAAACCCGCTTTTTTGTTTGCCTCCCCAATTTTCACAAACCAGTACGGCCAAATGTAATCAAAAAGTCATTTTTTAGTTTTATACTCATCATCCTGGTCAGTGATCCACTGATATATGTCCGGCCAGGCAGGTAGTCCCCCCACGTTTTTGTCATCAATGTAGCAGTGTGCGTACACCTTACGCGAGTTGGTGCCGTACATCTCGGTTTGCCCCGGCAGGTTGTCATTCACTCTATCGAAAGGGATGCCGTGCTGTAGCATCCAGTTAACCGCATCAATCAATATGTCCCCGCCCCGGCTTGTCCATATGATGAGTGTGTGCCCGTCCGCTTTTAACTTTTTCATCACCTCAATCGCATGCGGTGCAGGATATCCAATTGCCGGCCAATTGCCTGTGTGTAATGTTCCGTCAAAATCTACTGCTATAATCATATCACTTCATTTAGATGTTTCACTTTATCCCACATTGTAAGCGCCAGTTCATCGCGTGAGTACAATAGTCCGTTTATCCGTTTTATTCCAAGAAGAACCGTAGATGTGTCCCTATCGTTCATCTCACCTATTTCCCTGTATGTATATCTCCGTTTTTCGCGGAGAATCTTCCAATACAACTGCCTGGCGCACGACACCTCCGGATCCCTACTATCCCCGATGATTTTCTCCGGGATCACCCCAATTGCTTTTGAAAACTCGTTGATCATTGACATCTGCTTAAAATTTCAATGTCATCCCTGAGAACATCTTTCGCCATTCTCTCAATATTCCGATCACTTTCCTGCTTGTACAATTCATTCATACGGTTTAGCGAACCTTTCAGATCTTCGTTATCTGCCTTCAGCATCAAGCAGGTTATTGCAAGCACTACGATCAGAAACATTAGTGCANANATTATAATTAGATTAATCATCGATTTTAGTGTTTAATTACTTTTCCCATCCAATCATTTTGGATATTTCGGGAGTAAATCCGCCGAAATGTTGAAATAATCTGTCTCTAAAATATGCGGAGAGAGGATTGCTACTATCCCGCCATTCAGGTTTGCCTGTACCGAAACGCCACATTTCGCACATCTCTATATGTGTCAATGAGTCGATTTCCTGTTTCCCTTTTTCTATTACTGAATTCTCACTTTCCATTATTCATTATTAAATAAATCGTTTTTACTCTCTATGTACTCGAACAGGCAATAAGCCAGATATTGATTATCCCAGTCAATTCGCTTGTTTTTGTACATTGTTTTAAGCATTTCCCGGCATTCATTTGCGCGATATCCGGTGTCAAGTAATGCAATATGGTCATTGATCTGATCAATCCGCATCCGTTTTAATGATATCAGGCGGGCAATGCCTTTCTTCGTATTGCCCAGCCTGATCTCGTAGACGTTACCAACTTCATACTTGCTTTCATTCCAAAGCCTGATCGACGTGAATGCCTTCCCGTTCAACTTGCCGTTCCAATTATATGAAAAATCAAGCCTCATGTCTTTCCAACCGTTCAGCCGGTATACCTCCTTACGTGCATCTTCCTTCAATATGTGGGTCGATATCTTTTCACCGATATAACCGTTACCGCTTTCAGACTTCCGCCATCTGATCACCGCCCATACGGTAGAGTCCCGTTCGAAGGTATATTCCGGATGCTGTTTCATACAACTTCCTGTTCCTCTTTCTTCAACTCGATGAAGAACGTTTCATCCTGTACCACTTCGATGCCGCATTTTTCAAGATTTCCGGCTACGATAGGCAAGTCGCGATCAGCAAGAAGCTTATCCTTTGCCGGCTCTTCACTCACTCGAACATAATCAGGAAGAAATGCCTTAATCAGGTTTAATGCAGATGACCAGGTAAAGCCGCGTAGTGTTTTCAGCTTCGGTGTTCCGATCCGGAAACCGAACGTACCGTGTGCAACATCCAACGATTTCTTTTTTGTGAACAGATCTTCCCTGTTTTCCTGAGCAAATGCCTGGATAACTTCAAATGTTTTGTCCTTTAGATCCTGAAGCTTCATGATGTCGTCTGAGTACTTCTCGCGGATCCTGGTGATCTGCTCATCCATTATCGCATTTATTTTTGCCAGCTTCGCGTCGGCTGCAGCATACTCTGCAAATGCCGCTTCCATTTGTTCGCTTGTAATCCCGCTCAGGATTACTTTCTTTTCTCTTTTTGCCATAAATTCTGTATTTAAAAATTAATAATAGTTTACATCAAGGGAGAGTCTATGCTCTTTAATAGATTTACACCATCCCGTCATTCCGTACTCTTCCCTTTCTGCTATGGGATGTTTCTTTAAACCGTTTAATAACTTCGAATAAAATCATATCCATGTCCGTCACCCTTGCAGGCACGCTCATCTCAATATTTCGCCCATGATTTCTCATGATGGAAAACACGTGTTTTTCTGCAAGATTAATAAGCTCATCGTCACTCATCTCGGATTGCTTTTTTAAAAATTCTGCTGTTGTCATAATATTGCTATTTTGTATGATAGTAATTTTTTATTTTTAATTATTCAATTCCGTTCCTTTGTTCCAGCTGATATTTTAGTTCCTGTATCTCAAGATCTCTCCGGCGGATAGCATCCGCATGCGAGTTCATCACGCTCAACAGATATTTGATCGTCTCCCTCTGGCGGGAGATCTTTCGTTCATAAGCTTCAAACCGGTCACGAGAATCGAATCTTCCAAACGGATCTCTTCTCCGGCCTTTCCCTTGTCTTACAATGTCTGAATCAGGGAATAATGTTTTTTCTATTGCGCTCATATTAATCCTCTTTTATTAGTTCAATTTTACTCAACTCTCTCGCAGCCGGGCACTCCATCCAGCGGTCAAAGGTTGATTTGCTGATATGAAATCGATCCCGGATATACTGTTTGTAGATTTCCGTCATCGGAAGGCCTTTATGCTCATTTTGCACTCGACGAACAAGCAGTTGCGCTTCAAGTACCCTCTTCAAATAATAACTCCTGTTATAAGCCATATTGCCTCCCTAATTTTCGTTCAATATTGCATTTCCACGCTGAACAATAACGACATCCCATATTCAACACAATTAGTATTACTAACCGGTTGATCCATCATCTCAAGCTTCAGCTCATTTGCATTCAGCTCGCGCACATTTGCATCCCACGCAGCATCAGATGCATTATTTTCACCCAACCATGAGACTAATTCATTGATACGGTTTTGTATCGCCCTGCGCTTGTTTTTTCTTTGTTCTCTCATAAGAGCGTTAATCGACTTATCCATGATTATTCAAGTTACATGTTCACTAACTCCACTGCATATTCCCTACATTCAAAAGCGTACACGGAACCTCCATTCGTTTCTTTTCACCTTTTCGAAGTATGTTCTCAAGCTTTGGGATCAGGGCTGCCAACTCATCGATATTCAACTTTGCGAAGCGCTTTCCGGCAATACGGGGATTCAGGCAGAAATTATCCACGTTCGCCCAATTCGTCGTATCAATGCCAAGACGCTGCATCCGTTTAAGAACTGCGCTCCGGCGGCGCTTTATTTCGGCCGTAAAAGTTTCCTCATCCATACCCGGTAAACTTCCACGCATCGTAGCACACATGGCCCGGTACTCATGTTCCTTCATTTCCCGGAGCGATGTAGTGCGCCCGTTCGTGAATTGCAATACAAGATCTTCTTTAAGTCCCGTACATGCGCCGGGAAACTTATTAAGTAGCGCATAAAATTCAGAGTAATTTTTAGTCATAATTCAAAATCTGTTTTTTCGCCCCAATACTTCAGGGCTTTTTCTTTCCACACATCAATCGATCCTTTTTCACCTATATATCGACCCTTACTCATCGCCCGGTATCCCTCGATGTAGATCTTTAGGTCGGAATCATACATTACACTCCTCGCAGCCCTTCCTGCCGGCTGTTTCCCGTCCGCGTGACTTACGAAGATCAGCAGCTTATTCCTGTTCGCCTCTTTTAGTTTTATATACTGCCTGTAACTCAATTGCGAGTATTGGAAACTGTCTATTATCACGAAATCGGGACTCCGCCTCCGGGATAAGCGCTCCGTCAAATCGTCTACAGGTTCACATAAAAACAGCATCTTACCGTCAAGATCATCCAAGCTAAATCGCCGAATGGCATCTTTCACCGTTTTACTATGCCCTTCCTCCAGCGCATTCAATGCTACTTTGCCAAATCTTGACAACTCGCGACAAAGCTGCATGATAAAACTCGTTTTCCCGTTTCCGGAATTGCCCCAAACAAACCACACTCCCGACTGTTCGGGCGTTCCGAAAGCATCAAACCATTCGCCGGTGAAGGAAAATTCTTTCTTCTTCATCCGCAGGATCTCTGATGGGGAATATGCACGTGCCATTTAAATAGTATTTAAAGGGTTCTCAAACATCACTTAGAAATAAGTTGTGACTTTCCGCGAACCGCTTTCACTTTCCTCACAACCCTGCGTAAGTCAAAATTACACAGTGCTGCATCCTTCACGATAGCAGCGATAGCCTTCTCATCTGTCACGCCATTGGCCATGCAGATGGCAACTACATCGTTTGCATTAGGTTCTTCAGCAGGATAAAATTTTCTATTGATACGACTATCTAACTCGTCAAACCCTTTCTTGCTGTTTATACCGGATGCAAGTCTTTTCTGCATATAATTTGTTGACAGACACACCATCCCGGCCTTTCCATAAAGACGATTGTAAATCGTTATGAAATAGTTCAAGAGATTATCTGACAACTTATCAGCTTCGTCGAAAATGACGAGTGGATTGTCCATCTCGCTGATGTAATCGATCACTCTTATCATCTTTTCACGTGCAAGCACTTGTGTATTTATTCTCATTCCTGCAGCACGGGCCAACTCAATAGCAAAGCTTGATTTGCGCATGTCTTCGTCGCACAACAGATAGATAACATTCCGATTCTGGGCTCTATAATATTCGGCTGTTGTTGTTTTTCCGCTACCGGCTTTTACGGTCAGCCAGGTCATATCTTTATTTGCCTGAGCCTGTGATAGTACGAAATGTACGTCTTTGAAAGTGGGCGTCTCCACAATCTGCCATTCGTTGCTTGTTGTTGAATCGCTCACCTGGACGCGGATTGATTTCCACATCGCGTCGGAGATATTCTCCCACTTCCCGTTCAACACTGAATGTATGGTAGAAGCACTGACATTTTTCAAACTCTCCGCAGCAGAATTACGGCTGCCGTACCTGTTGCAATATTTCTCCAACAGGTCGCGAATCTCTCTTTTTTGATTTTCAGCAATACCAATCATGACTTTTTTAATTATAGTTTATCATACCTATCTATCTCATCGTAGGTGAGGTTGCTAACCTCTTTTTGCAGCTGAGCTACATTCACCACTTCCTGTCCAACATTATGCCGGTTGCTTGTAGATGAAGTATCTTCCAATATACCCAGTTTTCGCCTGGATATCCCTTTCGGCCTGGGCCTGTTGAGCCCGAATTGCTCCGGAGCAACTCCGTGTTCATGCTCCTGCTTAATGTTATCAAGATACGTGTCGATGCGGATCTGTTCTTCCAAGTTCATCACGCGGCGAATGAACGAGCTGCTTTCGTGAGTAGCGTCCTGAATCGCGCGCATAACTTCATAATAGGGTTGTGCGTCTGCAACATATCTTTTCCCTGATGCAGTATCCTTATAAAGCCGTACTTGCGTAAGATCATTGGGATCATACTGTACATAGAATTTCCTGCCGATGTTTTTCTTTCTGAAATCGAAGTCAGGGAGATCTCCGGCGTACACGTCATAGGTGTATGATTTCTTATCGATGGTAATTTCAATGCCTGACGCCGTGAACGTTGATGGTTTACGGGTAATTAGCCAGAACATTTCTATCATGTCGAGTTTATCGAGTCCCTGTGCTTTTGGATTTATGCTGTTTTGATACATCTCTATACGCGGAATTCCGGTTGCCGGATGCGGCATATTGTTCCATTCTTCACGCGCTGCTGCATAGGCGATCTGTAACTCATCAAGTGTGTAGAGGTTCTCTGGGTTCGCTTCGATAAATTCAAGATTCTGCCGGCTCTTATCTGACTTCGATGTAATATTCTGCCCTGTGAATCGCCAGTCCTTATGTAAAACTTGATCCTGAAATCTTCCGAAAACCGCTTCTATTGTTTTTGCCGGTGGTCGGTATGGGGCAGTATTACGTTTCATGCGGCAAATCCTATTCATGAATCCGCTATTATCAAGTTTCTTGTGCCCTCCCTGATTATCGACGACGATCTCGAATGGTCTTGACTGTGCCGTCTCCACGGCCATGCGGAAAGCATTATATTGGGCTGTATAGTTTTCTGTATCCGAGATATGGTTTCCAAGAAGCACCTCCGAATAGGCGTCCATTACTTCGTATACCTGGGTGGTTTTCATTATAAACCTGCCGCCTTCATATGCCTTGTAATAAAGATTCAGCTTCGTACCGTCACCATACCATAGCGCATCGCGAATCTCCGGAAGGATAGTCTTAAACTTGTATCCGAACTTCCTGAAAGATTTTAGTTCTCCGTACACAGCATCGTACCAACGCTGCATGTTTTCCGGGGCATTCAGGAAGTTTGTTACTGATTCTACACTTTTAAGCTGTTTCCATCCGTAATTCGGTGCAACCCGGTTAAACTCCAGCATAATCTGTTTATCAGACATCACCGGAACGCGGCGGCGTTTTTGCATGATCAGAAACATTCCGCCTTCCTCTGTGATCTTCACCGTGTTTGTATTACACAACTTGCCGGATACCAGACACTCATATCCTGTTTTCCTGTATTCGTTTATTTTAAATCTTAACCTGGCCTTTCCGGTGGGAAGCGTGTGCCCGGGATTTCGGCGCAACCGTTTCGATGTTTCGTGTATCGAGGAGAAGTCGACAGGGGGTTCGGTTATTAAGCATTTTCCGCATAGTCTCCATATTTTTTATCATGGAGATCAGTACGTTTAATACGGATGCATTCCGCGTGTACTCATCCTGTATTTTATCCGGAATGTGCGTCCCGTCCTTTAATATATAATCAGCGAAAAATTCCCGTGCCAGGCGATCGGTAATTACTTCATCTTTCATCATACTTTCTTTTATCACCTCGTATGGATCTCCCCATATGAGCTTAAACCTTTCTTTGAATCGGGCAGGTAAACTCTCATACTCCACCAGCGCCGGGTGATCCAGACCCTTTCCGGGACGAAGAACATTTATATTACCCTTCTGAGTATGCCACCTATAATTTGCTACACTAATAACCGTAATACTGGCAGCATCTTCCGCAGCTTCAGGATTTGGCGACGTCAGTTCCCTGAATGTTACCGCCATTTTCTTGTTATACCATTCCATATCTCAAACTTTTGCTCCCGCCGTGGACTCGAACCAAGTGTGTATGCCATCCGGGAAATCCATCAGTCTATCCTGATTGTCTTCGTCATCATATCCCGCATTCGCGGGTCGGAAGTTTCGCGGCAACCCTTATCTCTTTATCATCAATCTTCATCTTTGCAGCTGTCCGGTTTCCGGTTGCCCACCGGTCGAGAATCCCTCGCTACTCCTTCCATCAGTCGGGTCTATTAAGTGGGTTTGCTCCCGCCCGGGACTTAAACCCGGGTGTATGCCGTTACGGGAAAAATTACTACATTTGTGTTTCTTAACTTTCTAAATAGTAATCGTAATGATGTTTAAAGCTGAATTAACCTTTAGATGTAATGGTGATCCTAAAGTCGATCATATAAAGAACCTGCGTCGTTTAATGCTTCATGAAATTCAGAGACTGAAAATTCAATGTCATATTTCTGAAACTGTAGTAGAAGGCGATAAGGCTTTAATTGAATATTATTATCCTGTTGAATATCATCCTGATGTTTTTGTAACTTTTCATTTATCAAGGAAGATAAACAACTTATCATCTCTCCACTATCTTTCAATGATTCTTCAAGGCTTTGCAGGGTTACACCTTTTAGATGAAGGCGTATATTCATTTTGTTACCGTATGATCCCCGAGTAAATGCGACACTTTGTTTTTTAGTTTCTGGATTCATAATTCATCAATTTTAAATCGTTTTTCAATCTTTCTATAATAACCTTTACGGCTGGCCCGTAAAAACAGCGCACCGGAAGCAAGAAACCATGCAACCGCTACCAGGCATGCCCATAGCGGTGAATATTCCGTGTCAATTGAAAGTCCGAACCAGGATGCAATAAAATTTATAAGAATTAGTCTTGCTTTCATGATCCTACCTCCCGTTTTTCACCGTACTTGGCCGCAGCGGCCCGTACAATTTTGTCATACACCTCACCTTCACCTCGCTTTATATTACGCATAACCGTGTTCGGGTGTATGCCAAGCACTTTTGCAACCTCTTTTTTCCATCCGTGTGGGAGGAAGGTTGGCAACTCTGGATTTGTTAAAAATTTTGTTTCCATATCTTTACATTTAAAATATACATACCTTTAGGGCATGGTTTGTATCAACCATGGTGCAAATATATGCGATTTGCGAATATAAAACAAGCAATATGCGAATTATTTTTCTCAAAATGCGAATTTATTTATAAGAATGAGTAAAAAAGAGATGATTTTAGCCTTGATAGATCATTTTTCAAATGGAAATAAGGCTCAATTTGCAAATAAGATAGGTGTTACTCCTCAGACTATTAGTACATGGATTAGTCGAAACACATTTGATATGGAGAGGATATTCGCATTATGTGAAGGTGTTTCTGCTGAGTGGCTTTTTACAGGTAATGGTCCCATGCTTAAGAAAGATATTCAGAGTCAAACAGATTATAGTAACCTCGATAATATCGGGTTAATTAAGGGTTTAATTGATAAAGTTGGGGAATTAAGTGTTCAACTCGGAGAACAAACAAAAGAAAATGAACATTTATATCAGAAAAACATGGAGCTACAATCTAAAATTAATGAATTAAAAGAAGGGATGGGCGATCGATGGAATAAAAGTCCCCGGAGGGATCCGGTTTATAGTCATCCAGATATTGCCGCTGAACCTGGACCAGAAGAATAATAAATAAAATAATGAAACTCACTCCAATTTCCATTAATTTATACATTACAGATAATGATGGATTTAAAAATTACAAAAAAGAGTATGTCCATGAATTGCTTAAATCTGTAGATATTAATTTCTCAAACGCTTTACAGATACCTCCGTTTAGCACCAAGCCATGCTTTATTAATTACACAAAAGGTAATCCGAAATGTGTCAAAGTGGAGGATCAGGCTCATATTATACTAATATCAGCTTTTAATGACTATCTTCCCCGCTGGGTATATGAATTTTCTCATGAGTATTGTCATCACTTAATAGATGGGCCCATGCAGACAGAAATAATGGGTTTGATTTGGTTTGAAGAAACAATTTGCGAATTATCGTCAATGTATCATCTTCATAAATCATATATTGATTGGCACAATTCTACCGACATGAATAAATGGCTAAATTTCCATTCTTTCCAGGAGTATCTTCATGACCTTTTGACAAAGAATCCGAAATTAGTCGATTCCACACATCATCAGGGATGGTTATCGTCGTGGCTCCAGATTTTATCTGAGCCAAAACATCATCGAGACCACTACAATGCGATTGCCGTGAGAATTCTCCCTTTGTTTGTTGAAAATCCTTTCCTATGGAAGATAATTCTTCATTTTGGAGATTCTCGGAAATGGAATTCACTTCATGATCTGTTCGATCATTTATTTGATCTTGCTGATGACAGTTATTCTGATTCACTGAGCAAACTCCATGAATTACTGTTTTATTGATTGAAAAATCATCCATCGCACACACATTTTTATTGTTGTTTATTCGCAAATATACGCATATAAACCTGTATTTCAGCCACAAACAAACATTTATTTTTCAAATAAACATGTATTTATGTGGCAGTTTCCCCCTCTTATTAACGTTATTTTAACCCAAAACAAGCCATTTTTTGGCAATTTCTATTTCGTAAATAGACACAAACAAGCAAAAAACTATACCTAAACTATGCAATTACGAAATTTACATGCCTATATCTAAACCTGTATCTAAACCTATATCTAAACCAGTTTTTAACATTTTCGTATAACGATAACAGAGAGTAGCTTTTTGGTCGGTTTCTAACGATATTTTATCGTCCTGGAGGTATTGCTATATGGTATAATAAACGCCGCGACAACGTAACAAATAGCGTCGTAGCGGCGTTTTAGCCTGTTTTCTGTTCCTGATGTAATAATATCAACCTATTTTATTATCTTTGTATCACAGATGCTGTTTAAACGTTTAAAAACACTGTTCAAATTAACGCAAATGTAAAGCTATGTAACATTTCGTTTTTCGTCGCTCGTATGGAGAACAACGGTTAACTATCGAACAGTTAATCATTTATACATCCCCTATTTAATTAATAATATTACATTTCGTTTTTACCCCCATANATTT